ATATGCCATGGTTAGGTAAAGGAACAAAGAGAATAGAAGGCGAAATGGCTTTTGACCTTAAATTGGTTGCTGCCGATTTAGGTTCATTCTTCAATGGAATAGTGCAGTAAAATAAACTTTTCCATAGGAGGATAGAATGGCTTTTACCTGGAGTGGAGATCCTGCAAATAGCAATTTGGAAGCTATAAGATTCCTTATTGATGATACTGCTTCTTCAAATGCTAAGTTTCAGGATGCCGAAATAAATTATGCATATTCGGAGGAAGGCTCTGTATATGGTGCTGTTGCAATGCTTTGTGAACAATTATCATCAAAGTACGCCAGTGAGCCTAGTAGGTCACTTGGACCACTTAGGGTAGATAATTCGGAGTTAGCTTCAAAATATTCTAATATGGCGAAACTCTTCCGTAAAAAGGCGATGGCTTACGCAACACCATATTGTGGTGGAATATCCGAATCTGACAAAGAGAGTTATGAAGATGATTCAGATGTAATACAACCAATATTTGAGAGAGATATGCATAAAAACGAGTAAGGAGAAAAAATGGGAAAAACAGCAGAATATTTCGAAGATTGGCTACAGAGCAATAACATTCCTTACTTCAAATGGGCATCCAGAAATGTTGCTGGAGAAGATACATTTGATGCATCATCCAATCTGTCATGCTACAAAGATGAAGTTATAAGGCAGATTATAAACTTTAGAAATGAAGAAGTAGTATCCGACACACAGTTATTTGTGAATGGCGATAATTCTTTAGCTTCAGGTATATCAAGCAATGATAAATTTGTTATAAATGATAAGAATAGATTTCCACAGAAGATAAGCAAATACTATGATGAAGATGGAATTATGGATTATTTAATAGTCTATTTATAGAAAGGAATAGATGGAAATTTCTTTGAAATTAGACCAAGCAAGTGTGAAACAGTTGATTAACAATCTAAGACAAGTTCTTGCAAACGTTAAGATAGATGCAGGTCGTGCTCTATATGATTTTGCAAGAGATGTAATAATGATGGAAAGTGCTGAAGAATGCCCAAGAGATACATGGACTTTAGTTAGCTCTGGGTATGTTAAAGAACCTGAATATCATGCAAATGAAATATCAGTTGAGCTTGGCTATGGGGGACCAGAAGATAAAATGAATCCAAAAACACATAAGATGGCTTCAGATTATATGTTAATGGTCCATGAAGATTTAATGGCACGACATCCAGTAGGAAAATCCAAATTCTTTGAAGATCCTGTAAGAAGGAATGAGCAACTTTTGCTTGAACATCTTGGAGGAAGAATAAGAACAACTATAAATATAGGAGCTGGTAGATAATGGCAAATCTATTATTGGATTTAGTGAATTATATAATAGCTCAAGGATTAGCTACAACTGGAGGTCAGGACATACTATATAATGATATGCCTGATTCACCAAATAATCTAATATCTTTGCTTGAATATGCAGGTCAATCATCACCAATATCTGATTTTGGATTACGTTCAATACAGCCAAATATAAGAAATGAGAGTGATGATGAAGCACAAGTCAAAGCTTGGGCGTTGTACAACTTATTCCACCCAAACGATATAGAGGATAGCATCATTTTCCTTACAGCAACCAGATGGACAAAAATAAGTTGTAGAAATGAACCATTTAAGCTGAAGGAGGATGAAAGCCACAGGACAATTTATGTATTTAATATGGGAGTATTAACCCATAAAGATAGTTAGAAAGGAGGATAGTTATGGCTATTGATGGCGTAAGAGTAGGTTTAAGTCACGTATATTATGCAACACTGATTAGTGATGCATCAGGAGGTGTTTCCTATAATACACCAGTTAGGCTAACTGGAGCAATAAGTGCAAATATTGACCCAAACTCTGTAATAGAGACATTATTTGCAGATGATGGACCACTAGAAGTAGCATCTCAATTAGGAAATATCGAATTAGAATTAGTATTAGCCGATATACCACTGAGCCATAGGGCAACGCTTCTGGGGCACACCCTAGTAGCAGGGATAGAGGATGCATACTCAACCGACACTCCACCATGGATTGCATTGGGATTTAAAGCTCTTAAGTCCAATGGAAGTTATAGATATGCTTGGCTAGTCAAAGGAAAATTCAGAGAGCCTGTACTGAATCATGAGACAAGAGATGACAGTGTTAATTTCCAGACACCTACTATTGTAGGTCACTTTGCAAAGAGAGACTTTGATAACAAGTGGATGAGGTCTGCTGATGAAGATGCAGATGGATACCAAGCAGAAACTGGAGCAGATTGGTTTACTACCACTACAATTGATGCGAGCTAATTAAAAATAAATAATGACCAAAGGAGGTCAACTATGAGTAACTTAGAAGATATAAAGGCTAAGGGGACAGAAGTCATCCTTAAGGGTAATAAGGAATACCTAAAATATGACCTGAACGCTTTTGCAGAACTTGAAGATAAATATGGTTCTATAAATAAAGCCATAGATGGGCTTCAAGGTAAAATTGAAAAAGACGAAAATGGAAAGGAATTGCCAACATTAGATGAAAATGGAAAGGAAGTTAAAGATAAGAATGGCAACGTCATTCCGAGAAGAAGCTTTAGCATAAAGCTTTTAAGGACACTGCTTTGGGCAGGTCTTATCCATGCTAAGCCTGAACTGACGGAACAGGAAGTGGGTTCTCTAGTGGAATTTAGTGGTTTGAAAAATATTATAGAAGCTATAGGTTTAGCTATTCAAAAATCCATGCCAAAATTAACCAAAGAGGAAGAGATATCCGCAAAAGCTGAAGGAAAGTTCAAGGAAGAAAAAATTAAAGAAAAACTGGCAGAAGACCCAAATTTTTCAAACGAGGCGAAGAACTAGAAGGCTTCGCCTCTGATGATTTTGATTGGCGTTATATAAGATATGCTGGAAGAGTGGTATTAAAAATGGGGAAAGAGGAATTTTGGAAAAGCACACTACGGGAAATAATGGCTTTAGTTAGAGTACATAATGAGGTAAATGACCCGAAAAGAAAAAAGAAAAAACCAATGGTCTTTATTGACCAAGTTTTTTAATAATCTACTAGAAGGATTTTTTATTAAATGGTAGATGTAGGACAACTTAATTCACGGCTAACTTTAATGCTTGCCGATTTTGAGCAGGGAATAGGAAGGGTCTCTGGAATTGTAAATAAACTAGATTCCACTATGAAGACTTTTGGCAAGCAGATGTCAAAGAGCATTGGTAAGCCTATGTCAAAAGAGATAGACCAGACTACAAAATCAGTAAGTATGTTTGGTTCTAAGACCTACGGTGCATTCAAGGATATTGGAAGAATTATACAGGGTATTATAGTTTCTCAATTAATATATAGAGCAATCATTGGACCACTCCAAGAAGCCATCAAGGAACTTGCTAAATTCCAAGTTGAAATGGAGCAGACTGAATTAGCATTTGAAATCTTACTTGGAGGGGAAGAACAAGGTAGAGCTTTTGTTGATATGTTGGAAGATTTTGCAGCCATAACGCCATTTGTGATGGAAAATACTACCAGAATGGCTAGACAACTACTTGCAGTAGGCTTTTCAGTTAGAGAGACATTAACAGTAATGAGAGGTGTAGTAGATGCTATGGCTATTATGGGTGCACGTTCAGACCAATTAGAAAGGTTAGTTGATGCCATAGCCAGAATTAAAGCAATTGGCGCAGAACTTCGTTATATAAAAAGCATTGGTAAGGCTGGGATACCAATATATGACATCCTTAAAAAACAACTTGGAGTAACAGAAGAACAGATAAGAAAAGGTTATTTGCTTTCTTTACCTCGCTCTACCGTAATAACAGCAATCCTTAAAGGAATTAATGAAGCTTTTAAGGAAGGTGGAATAAAACTTTCAAGAACACTTGGTGGTCTTGCTAGCACTATAAAAGACAATATGTGGTTGATAATTAAGGATGCTTTTCAACCACTATATGATGCTGTTAAATCTTATGTAGAGAAAATAGCAGATAGACTTCAATATTTGAGAGAGGCTATGAGGAAGTGGGGAGTCGGAGGATTTTTTGAAGCTCTAATTCCTCCGAACTTAAGAGAACCTATTAGAGAAATAGTGGCATACTTCATTGCTCTTGGAAAAACAATTAAGGAATTATGGATAGCTTTAGCACCACTAAGAAAAGCTTGGCTGGATTTATGGTTATTAGGAGCAAAACTGCTTTTACCTACCGTTGTAGCAATAATAAAAGGATTAACTAATTTTATAAAAATTGTAATGCAATCGGCAATTGCAACACGTGCTCTTGCTGGAGCAGTAATAGGACTTGGACTATCTATTGTTGTCTTTAGAGCAGCACTTAAACCTTGGATGGCAATTCTCTTTGCAATAGCAGGAGCACTTTTAGCAGTTGCTTCCGCATCAGCAACAGTATCTAAATGGTTAAGTATTCTCAAAGCTAAATTCTTCTCTCTATTTGGAATAGATACCAGCACAATACTTCAGCCAATAGAACAAACTACAGGGGAAGTTGATTTAGATGCTACAATTGCAGCCATAGGAGATGCTTATGAAGATTTAGAAGAAGATATAGAAGGTGCAAATGGTGCATTAAATAATTTCCTCTTGTCCTTTGATGAAATATATAGAATTCCAGAAGAAGCAGAAAACAAAATAGAATTGCCAGATTTAGGAGAACTTGGAGATATAGGGACACTTGATTACGAAATTCCTACACTTGAACCACTAGAAGAAGAAATTGGTGATTTAGAGATAAATTTCAAAGAGCTTCTAAGTAAGTTAAAGGATGCTTGGCTAATTTTGTGGAGAGCTTTTGTGGACATAGTTAAAGAAGCTGGACCCAGGATATGGAATTCTATAAAAATAATAGGTGAAGGGATTTGGGAAGCAATTAAAATAATTGGACCTAGATTATTTGAGGCTTGGAAATTTCTTTATACTGATATATATCCTAAAATATTTGCAACCATATTATCTTTAATACCCCCATTGCTTCAAACAGTAGTTATACTTACCACAGAAATAATGTCTTCACTAGCAATATTACTCCCAAGAATTGCAAATACTTTATTATTAGCGGTTATGGCAGTACTTGATTCAATATTAACATATGGAATAGACCGCATAGCTTTGTTAGGAGCTTCCATTGCTGGGATGCTACTTAAAATTGCAGTAAATCTGGCTGATATAGGGCTAAAAATGGGAAATGCCATTGGAATGTCCATAACAGATGGATTAATTGGAGCTTTGGCAGGCATAGGATTAACTTTAATAAATCTAATAATAAGACCTCTATGGGAAGGTATAGCTGCATTGCCAGGTACTTTTGGAGAGGAAGGCTTAGCAGAATGGGATAAATATATATCACATTCAAAGGAACTAACAAATCAATTTGTCAGAGAGCAAAACCAATCAAATATAGAAAATTCCAAAGCAATGAAGGATTCAATTCAGGGCAATATTGATGATATAATGACAACCGCTGAAGATATGACAGCATTACTCAAATCAGAGGCTTCCCACTTCTCAGAAGTTACAGCACCAATATGGCAACAATTCGGCGATGATATGGTACTAACTTGGCAAGGCACTCTTGGAGAATTGAAGGAAATATGGGCTCCAGCATTATCAGATATAGGTGAAGCGTGGGTTACATGGTGGAATGATAGTGGTAAACCAATTTGGGAAGGAACATGGTCTGATTTCTTAAAAATTTGGGAAGGCACTGGAGCAGATTTACTTAAAGTAGGAAAAATAACCTTTGAAGATGTAGGTAAAGAATTTGTTGGTTTTGGTGAGAACCTTATTACTACAAGCGGAAAAGCTATGAGTGATTTAAGTGATGTATTTGCTACAGGAATGGAAGACGTAGGTGAAACATTAGGAGAGGCTGCCGGTGAAATTCCAAAAAAGATGTATGAAACATATGATGAAATAGGAAAATCCTATTCTGGTAAGATAAAGCCTTTATCTGAATATTTAAATGTAGCAAAAGGAATAGAAAACAGCACTTCCGAAGCGGTTGGAGCAACTAATACTTTATTCGGAAGTATAACAAATGAAATAAGTAAGCAGGGAACTGCTATATCTTCTTTTTCTGAAGATGTTTTTAAAGAAATTGCTTCATCAATAGAATCTCAAGAAGATGATGTACTTGCTGTTACTGATGAAATTACAAATGGAATAACTATTTCCTTTAAAGAACTGGGAGGCACATTAAAATACTTAATAGGTTTATGGAAACATTATATATTAGCTGAATTAGGTCATATAAGGTCAGCGGCGAGAACAGTAGCATTAAGTGCTATCTCAGCTATGAACTTAGAATTCGTTAAATTCCATCCAACAGTAACAGTAGATGTTGTATATCGTACATCATCATTACCTTCAATACCAACTACCACTACAAGAGGTATGTATGAAACATATGATGAAATAGGTGAGTCTTATGGCGGGCTGCAATATGGTGGGGTTGCACTTAAAGAAACAATTGCAAGAGTAGGTGAAGGTGGAAAACCAGAAATGGTAGCTCCCCTTTCTGAAAATGCTCTCAGACCATTTGCAAGTGTAATAGTATCAGAGATGCAAAATATACTCAATGCTGGAAACATAGCTAATGCACAATCCGCTACACCAATATACGTAGGAACACTTATTGCAGATAAAAAAGGCATTAGAGAACTTGAGAGAAGAAGATACAAAGTAGCTCTTGAGGAGTCATTGAGGAGAGGTGATTAATAGATGGCTTTAATCGTAAAGTTGGATGGGGTAACTATTAAGAATCCATCTGTTCCAATACAGATAAGTAAATATCCAGTAACAAGAGCTGGAAGAGTTGCTTCAGCTTTAATGGCTATTGATTATCTAGCAGATAAGACCACATTTGGATTTGAATATGAAGCTATAAGGCATGATGAATTGCAAGTCATTCTAAATATAATACATGATTTTCCAACCATGTTTCATACTTTGACTATAAATGAGAATGGGGTCGAACAAAACTACACAGTATACCCTGGAGCAGTAAAAAAACAGTTGTTACGTTCAGATAACAATGGGTATTGGTATTGGCAGGCGGTTAGTTTCCAACTTATAGAGCAGTGAGGTATCAATGTTAAATACTACAAGTTACTACAAAACAGCAATTAAGTTATTAGGTAGAAATATAAAGCCTAAAGTTGAGATATACTTTGATGGAGCAGGTTCACCTCCAGTAACACTAGGCAGCGATAATGTGGCACTTATAGACCCTTTTTTGGAAGAAGCTCAAGCAGATGGGAATAATCCATTAGGAGTAGTTTCTGCTAACGAAATAAACATAACATTGAGAAATGATGAGCAACACTTCAATCCAAATAATGAAGATAGTCCTTATTACAATAAAATGCATCCCAACGTGCTTATAAAACCCTATTTAGGATTACAAATAGAAGATTTGTCCTTTGAATGGATAAGTTTGGGATACTTTTATTCTACTAATTGGGAAGCTGAATCAGACAGTATTTATGCCGAAGTT